ACCACCTCGTAACATCTCGACGATGTCACCGGAAATTACCATTCAATCATCAACATTCAGCATACCGATTGCTGCAGTGTTCAAACAGCATGACTGGTATTGCCCGGGTAAGAAACCACGTGAGATTGTGAAGAGGCTGGCTGAGGTGATGCGTATGGTCCCCGACCAAGACATTGAAGAAGGGGACTACACTTGTCTTGACGGCACCCAAAGTGCTGATTATGCTGACCTGTTACTATTGCCCGCTTATATGCGGTATTACGCGCCCGAACACCGCGCTGAATATCGCAGACTGCATAAGCAAATCTATAAGAACAAAGCTGTTACATCGACTGGAATCTCCTACAAGCCACAGAAAACCGTGCGTAGTGGAAGTTCCATAACGACTCAGGCTGGTACTATAGATAATGCTTTTAACGTTTATAGCGCTTTACGTAACATGGGCTACTCACCGGAGCAGGCGTGGACTAAGATCGGAGCTATCTTTGGCGACGATAGTGTCAACGCGATACATGATGGTATCTTTCGAGAAAATATAGAACAAGTCGCTTCAACCCTCGGCATGATCTATAAATCAAATCTCCGCCCTCGCAACGAAGGAGTGCTCTTTTTAGGGCGCTACTTCGTGGACCCCTTGTCTAGTGATGATTCATTTGCCGATCCCCTACGAACAATCGCAAAACTGCATGTCAGTTCAAATAAAAGCGTGACGAAGGAACAGGCCGCTGCCAATAAGGCGCATGGATATCACACTACCGATGCAAAGACACCGATTATCGGTACTTGGGCTGCTAGAGTATTGTGCCTGACGAAGCTGAAATTCAAGAATGGCACTAGCGAGGAACAGTACAAATGTAGTAACGCCTGGCCACAGCGCGACGCAGTAGCAATACGCGAAGCCATGGCCCGGGTCCTAGGCTGGACGGTTGCTGAATTGATGTTACAGGATAAGGCAGTTAATGATGTGACTGGTCTTGACCAATTTCCAGTCATAATCGACACTGTGTATAAACACTCACAGCATGCTGTGGTCGACGGTGACTTAGTTGGCACGGACCTCCATCATGCCCAGATCCAAGATGAACGACAATCAGCGCCAAGCGATAACCGCGTACAACCGCCTGCTCAGCAAGCAGGTAGTAGCAGTGGGAACGCTCGTAGACCAGCAAAGGACCGCCCTACGAAAGGCGGCGGACCGGCTAAAGCAAGTCGGACTACAAGGCAGCGGAATGCCGAAAGAATACCCGGGACAGATGTTAGCGGCGGCGTCACAGCTGCTAACGTTGATAATGCCCATAGAAGAAGAAGGAAAAGGAAGCAAAACATAGCTAGCGCTGGAAGCGCACCTGTGAACACTGCTACAACGACCTAGGCCTTCTCTCC